ATAATTTCTTTTGAAAATATATAATATCATCTATTTGCCCAAGATTTTCGCCACCAGGCAAAGTAGTAATTTCTGTACCTCTACCGCCTTCACGTCTTGGTAAGAAGAAATCTTCTAACATAGACATATGTTTACGCTCATCTTTTACATCACCTGTACTAGCATCATAAACCATTTTATTACGATACTTATTCATAATATTAGATAAGTATTCTTCTGCTTTACCTTTTGGTAAATTACCAACATCGATATAAAATATTCTTCGTTCTGGTGCTCTACTTATTCTATAGATAACCAAAGAATCTTCCATCATTCTTAGTTGATTAACTGGCTTAAGTGCTTTTTGCAAATAAGATAAAATTCTTTTACGGCTTGGATCTAACATTCCCGAAGTCGCATATACAATTGCGTCAGGATGTATTTTCAAACCTTCATCTGCCTTATTCATCTCATTATTTTGAAATAAGAAATATTCCTGTTGTTTCTTAATGAGTTTAGCTCCAGTTTTTGGATCTTGGCTTTCTTCAACCTCTTTAACTTTCCTTAGTTTAATAGGGTCGATATACCGTAACTCTTTAATTCCACCTTTAGGATTCTTATCATCTATAATAACGTGATAAGGTAATCTTCCGTCAATATACCATTTACGGAAAATGTCATGACCATAAGAGTTAAAGCTCATCAATGCTAGAATTTCATCAAATTCTGCTCTTATTGTCTTTTTAATTGATGCCGAAGCATTTACTTTGTCTAATACTATTTCAACAGGAGCTTCATCGTAGTTTCCTACAATACTCTCGTTAACAATATCTTCAACAGCTGCATCACATTCTGGTTGAGAAGCTGCATCTCTATATTTTAATAATAATTCGATCTCATTTTGTGCTTTGTCTCCGTCGAGATCTAAATAAGCACCAAAGTGTCCGCCACTGGATATAACACCAGCACCATCTTCATCGGTATTAGGTACAAAAGATACACGCTCTGGTGCTTTTCCACCTTTCCTATTTATTTCGAAGCCGAAAAATTCTGCCATAATTTATTCCTATATAATCGGCGGTGCCTTTACGACACCGCTTCTTATATTATTTATACTACTTTTACGAAGTAGTATCTGATTCCCAATATTGTACTTGAAGTTCAACTGTGAATTCTGAAAGTGTGTTTTCAGAGTCATAGTTAACGTCGATTGCACTAACGTTAGTTGGGAAAGCCCCTCTAACATTATACGTTTTAGTAACAACACCTGCTTTATTCAATTGCTCAATAATAACATCAGCTTCGTAATCCACAGGATTAGCTAAGCCAGTATTATTATTATGCTCATTAATGCCATTCATCCATCTTTCGAATGCACCTCTAACTACAAAATCAACATCGTTGATAATTGTTAAAGATATTGGTTCAAAAGTTCTGTCACCTGCTAATTGCAATTGACGTCCTCTGAAAGGCACCATAATTGGAGCAATAACACTAGAAGGTATTTGTGCACCTTTACACAAGAATGAAGTTAATTCAACATCAGCTTGCGCATAACTTGGGAAGTTGACTGTGGCTTTGAACATGTTTGCACGTGCACCACCACCAACTAGTTTCGATTTAAAATCGTCTACACCTAAGATTGCCATTATATTCTCCTATTAACTACCGGCGATTTCAGAGAAATCGACACCAGTTCTAGTTGCTACAAAGTTTAATGTAATGAAGTTAATAGATCTAGCAGGCTTGATATAGATATCAGCTATAAATTTATTAGTGTCAATTACATTTCCAGTGTTGTTAGTTGTATCGCAAACGACTAAGAAATCTGTTAGTCCTCTACGCCCCTTTACTTCCCTTAGGAAAGGCTCAACAGCGTTTTTAAATTGAGCTCTTGTGAACTCGTCATTAAATTCGAACAGTTGTGCTTTCGCTGCGGTAGCAATTGCTTTTTCTAAAGTATTAAACAATCTACGTACGTTAATACGATCGAATGCTGAAGGCTTAGATAAAAGTGTTTTGTCTCCAAATAGAAGAGTACCTTGACCTGGAAGACTTACTACCGGATTTACTCTTGCTTTATAAAGAGTATCTCTATCAGCTTGTTTTGGATTGAAAGCTAATTTAGTTACACCGAATAGTTGACCACGTGTTACACCTGCTGGTGAGAACCATGCGTCATTCGTCTTATCAGTACCGGCACATAATCCAGCAATATGTCCAGCAGCTCCGATATAACGATAAGTATCGTTGTATTTGTCATAGACATATAGAGCCGTAGAATCACAAGATGCATAACTCGATGAGTTAAGTGCATCTGCAAATGCTTTCACATCTGCTGCAGGAGTAGAAGTACCTACTGTATCTTCGATTGGAGGAGATACAAACGCCATACAATCTTTTCTTGCAGCTGCAATAGAGATTAAATCTGAGGCGATTGTGGTTGCACCATTTGCATCTGGAAACGCAAATAGTAAGTTTACATCTACTGTTTCAGCATCTTCCAACAGGTCGAAACCTGATGCAATATTGCCAGCAGTAGGTGTATTGCCGTCAACTCCGCCAGATAGAGAATTATCTATCGCGGAATTTGATCCAGCTATTGATGCTGCGCCGCTTAACACAGCTCCAGCGTTTGATAATGCCGAAGGGTGATCCATCCATCTAATGTATTCAGAATTATTATTAATTACGTCTACATAATAGTTAGAAGTTCCATCAGATTTTTTAGCATCTGAACCCTGTGACATGAATGCGAATGATTCTAAAACAGTTCCAGCTGTTCCAGAAATTAATCCGTCTTCATCAATAACAGCTACATGAAGCTCGTCGCCATAATTGGCGGCTTTGCCCAAGCTAATAGCGTAATCTGATGTACCAGGTGCAGAATCAAACGAACTTGCGTACGTCCAACTAGCAAAACCTGTGCCTTCAGTTAGGAGAGAAACCTTTAATGAGTTTCCTAAAGTACCTGCGTACTTGGCTGCCCAATGTCCAACAGTTCCTTGTCCTGTGCTATAGCTATTTTCATATACACTATCATTTTTGATTAAAAGACCGTTACCGTCAGCAGTAGCATTTTCAGCTGTGCTTTGGGCGACCCTTACTACTTTCAGAGCGTTGCCGTATTTTAGAAATGCAGCAGCGGTTAGAAAGTATTTTGCAGTATTGTTGTCTGGTGTTCCGAATTTGTCAGCTAGATCTTTTTCAGATGTAACGTCAACAACTTCTTCAATAGGACCCCAATTTAAAGCACCTGCAAATCCACCAATACTGGTTGATACTGCAGGGATTACGTTCGTTGCGTCAATTTCTTTGACTTGAACGCCTGGTGATACTTGAAATGCCATCGCTTTACCCTCTCAATGAGTTAGTTTATATTAAGTTCCCATAATACGTTAAGAAACAAAAACTTTGTTTCGTTCATACATATATTTATAACATTTAAAATTCTAAGGTTACCATCTTTTTACAGTAGTAGTATCTTCCTCGAACCAAACATTACCTTCGTCGTCTTTTGAATATTTGTCAGGAGTACCATCTGATATAATACCAAATGGAACGACGTCGTCCTGTATTGCTTGTAATTGCTCTTTATACAACATATTTTTCATATCGATATCAGTTAGTCCCATAAACACATCGGTTGTAGTAAACCATGCGAATAGTACTAAATTCATCATTAAATCGTCATGATTAGTTAAAGATGCTTCATATGAGGTTCCTTTTGCAACAAATGTGCTCATTTCTACTATCGTATTAGCATCTACTATATGCAATTTCTTCTGTTCTATTAAATCTTTTATTGTAGAACATCCTATTCTCTTTACTCTACGTGTCATAGTAGCTCCAATAGCTCCTTTTTTTACCGTAGATTCAACAAACATATTCTCGTATTCTAAATCATAGTACAATCCATTACATACAACGACACCCTGATCGTTAGATTCTACTATAATATAAGCTTCGTTATATAATTTTGCATATTTGTATATTAAATCAGGATATAATAACGGAGATATTTGATTATCTCTAAATACCGCAACTTGTTTAAATGGTTCTACTGAGACATCTATAATAGTAAATGTAGAATAATCTTGTCCTCTTCCTCTAGCAACATCGACTGTCATGATATATTCATGATCCAACATAGGCTGTTCATAAATATATAAATTTTCAACGGCTGATAGCGGTTCTTCTGGTATTTGAGCTAATAATTCATTAGCATTTATAAGTGTATTACCTCTACCATGAAATGAATTACCAAATTCTTGATCAAATTGTAGCTCTGATGTATTTGCAATTGTCATTTCTTTCCATTCTTGATCTCTCCCTGGAACATCCCACCAGTCAACTCTAAATGGTTTAAAATCATTATTTCCTTGTACTGCACCTTCCCACAATTTATGGAATATATTTCCAATCCCGTTTGCAGTAGAAGTTATTAGAATTTTAGTATCACTACCTGATGATATTACAGGATATGTCGAAGTATAAAACTGTGCATCATTTTCTACAAAAGCAAACTCATCTAAGAATAGTAAGTTAACTGATAAACCCCTAATAGATGAACCTGATGTCGCAGATGCAATTATACGAGAATTATTACTAAATTCAATATTTCCTTTATTTAATGATCGAGTTCCTGGTTGCAAAAAGAATGGTATATGTTCTAATGCTAATGTTAAACGTGCTAACATTTCCCGTGCAACTGCGCCCTTATTAGCTAATATCGCTATCGTTTTTTCTGGATGAAATAATGCATACCATAATAGAAATACTACACAACAAATCGATTTACCACTTTGTCTACATGCCAAATTAATTGAAAAACGATTATTTTGAAAATGATGAAACATTTTCTCTTGATATGGATATAATTGAAATGGAATTAATCCTTCATCTAAGCTAACCACTTTAACATATTTAGTTGCAAAATATGCTGGATCTGCCATACATTTTTTGTATTCTTTAACTTCCTCAACGGTAAAACCAGATTCTACACCATCTCGTTTTACATTTGCATTACCTAAATATCCAAATTCGTTATTCTTAATTCTCTGCATCAATCTCAATTACCGTGTCGTCAGGTTTGTCTGATAACATTCTCTGTAAATCAGCTGTACTTCCAACAAATACATTATTATTAGTTATTTTCTTTTGTTCTTCGTTCTTTTCTTTATTTAATTCTTTCTTAGTTTTTTGTAATGCCATTAATTTATCAGTGACGTCACCAATATTTTTAATACTATTACTTAATACTTCAAATGCTCGTGGATGCTCAGATTCTCTGGCAAGTTCAGACATAACATCAAGAGATCTTACACCAGTATTAATAAGATCTTTATATGTTTCTCGAGAAAATTCATAATCGTCCTTTATATCTTTTTCATCTTTTACATGAGCCTTAGCTAAAGGAGTAGAATTCCTTTGTGGCAAATTCTTCGCGAGACTATCTTCTATTTTCTTTCTTTTATCCATGATGTTATGATGTAGTATATGATGCTACAATCGCTGTCGCACCAGAAGTATTTCCTGTAATCGTTTCACCTATTGCCAAATATCCTGTAGGTACAGCCATTGTTAATGTTGCACCTGTAACGACATTTTGATTATTATAATCTAATACTATGTTGCTTATTTCGCCAGTAGTACCAGATTGAGAAGCCGTAAAGTCTTCTTGTTGAGTAAATGTTCCACTAGGAGCACTTACAGTGACTACGAAATTATCGGGTACTTTTAAATAGTCCATTGTCGTAGTAATTTTATATTGATTTGTTCCAGGCGTTGCACTTGGAGAAACTTGTGTATCTGTAGATTTTGCTGTTCTTGGTGTAATTTCATAATTAACACCTTCA